TATTTCAGAGATTATGGCAGAAATGAGTGAACTTAAGAGCTTTGTCCGCGGTGTGAAAAGAGATGACTACGTTACTGAAGATAGCCAAGAGATCATTGACCTTGCAACTGATCGTTACTATGGCTTAAAGAGTACACTAGAAAGCATCAGCAAACAAAAAGGTTATGTAGATTATTTTGAGAACTACGAGCCTGAAGAAATTGAAGTTGATGAGAATGACATCGATGATTTACGTACAAAACTTACACGTGAAGTATTTGATGACAGATTAGAAAGCAGCTTAGGCGCAGTAGGAAGAGCAATGAAATTAAGCGAAAAGAAACAAGGTGAAGTTTTTGACTATGGAAAATGGTTGCGTATGGCTAAGAGTGCTGGTGCAGAAGTAGAAGGTGATGTTAAGAGCGCAAGGGCAATGAAGGACGGTGTTGAGATTGGTTCATGGAGCCAAGATCCAGAAGATCTAGAAGGTCCCAAGACAGGCAGTGATGTTAAGGATCCTGGCTACGGTGAGATTGGAATGGGCGCCGGCGATCGCGGTGAAGGCGATGCAAGAACATTTGAATTACCCGCAAGCCTAGAACTTATGTCAGGAACACCAAGTTGGAAGGGCATGCAGTTCAAAGACAAGAACGCAATGCTAGCAGGTATTCTTAGAGATATTGCTGATCGTGCACAAGACGATGAAGTTAGTGTGTTCGCAGCAGACATGGCTACTAAAGTAGCTAGTGAAGGTGAATCATTTGGCATTAGAATGAGCGACGAAGGTTACAAAGAAAACAAGCAGATGGCAATTAAACTTGCTAACATGGCAATCAAGCAAGCACAAAACGAGTCAGTTGAAGAAGGTTCAGGCGACGCTCCAATTAACAAAATGTCAGATGAAGATCTAGCAGACTACATTGGTGTAAGCGTAGAAGAAGTTAAAGCAGACCGCGATCTAGCAGAACTTATTGCACAGAGCATGGAAGAATCAGCTGATCCTTATATGGCTGAATACGAACAATCAATGAATGATATCGTTGAGAAGAAGGAAGCAAAGCCAGATTACATTGACCTAGACGGTGATGGCGATAAAGAAGAAAGCATGAAAAAGGCTGCCGCTGATAAGGCTGCAAAGGAAGATGTTAACGAAGCAAAAGCAGATCCAAAGATTGTAGAAAGATTTGCTAAAGTTAGCCCAAGTAAGCGTTCATACTATATTATGCAATGGGCTAAAGAAGAAGGCATTGATAGCGACGAAGCAATGGAAATGGCTGGCTATGTAAAAGGTGATTACATGGGTGCAGGCGCTTACCGTTGGAAATATGTTGGTGAAGGTGTTATGGAAGATAACGAGTATGGATTCCAAAGCTGGGCAGATGAGGAAGAAGATTACGAGCAACAAGAAGACAGTCCAGTCTACCAATCAATTCTTAGAAGAATCTTGACTCAACATACTAGTGTAATTAGCTCAGCTGGTCCTGAGGCAGTAATGGACGCAATCCAAGATGTAGCAGATAGTGTTGGCGATGTTGAAGAAATTGGTAGCAGCGACGTAAGTATTTGGACTAATGAAGTTTTACAGCAACTACAAGGCGGCTACGGCGAAAGTGCAGAAGCCGAAGTAGAAGTTGACGAAGGGCGTATGTCAGACGTACATCTAGAGATTACACAGATGATCGACGATGGCGAAAGCGACGAAGACATTATGGCAGCATTTCCAGGTCTAGTAAGCAAACAGCAACTAAAAAGTATGAGAGCAGAAGAAATGGATAGGCCCGCTGAATATGATGAAAGCATTGATTGGCTAAAGAAAGCAGCAGGCATAGGGTCAAACACAAAAAGTAACTTTGGCATTCGAGAAGGTGAGCAAGGATATCAAAAAAGTCTAAGAGACGAGATCGGCAACTACCTAGAAGGCCTAAAATAATCACCCCCCGGTGATAAAACCCACCCAAGAGAGACCCTCAGACTTCGGTTTGAGGGTTTCTTTTTTTGCCAAAAAAACCTAAAATATTTTATTGACAGTATAAATACAAATGTCATATACTGTATACATGTTGTTAAGCAGTGTATGTCTTAGGCAACAAATAGGCTAAAACATAGGCAAAGGAGAATAGGCATTATGGCATCTTTAGCAGAAATCCGTGCAAAACTAAAAGCACAAGAGACACGTTCAGAACGTGTAGGCGGCGGCGACAACGCAATCTTCCCACATTGGAATATCCCAGAAGGCTCAACGGCAGTTGTTCGTTTCCTTCCAGATCAGGATGAATCAAACACTTTCTTTTGGATGGAAAGGCTAATGATTCGTCTACCCTTTAATGGTGTAAAGGGTGACCATTCTAATCAAGTTACAGTTCAAGTTCCATGCGTTGAAATGTGGAATGATACTTGCCCAGTACTAAGTGAAGTACGTGGCTGGTTTAAGGACTCAAGTCTTGAAGAGATGGGTCGCAAGTACTGGAAGAAGCGCAGTTACATTTTCCAGGGCTTCGTAACAGAAAATCCTCTCGCAGAGGATGTTGAGCCAGAGAATCCAATTCGTAGGTTTGTAATTAGTCCAAGTATCTTTAATCTTATTAAGGATGCACTTATGGATCCTGATATCCAGGAACTTCCAACAGACTATGATGCAGGACTTGATTTCCGCATCACAAAGACAACCAAGGGACAGTACGCTGACTATTCCACAAGTAAGTGGGCTCGCAAGGAGACTGCACTAACAGAGGCACAGAAGGCAGCAATTGATTCCTTTGGCTTGCACAACCTAGGCGACTTCCTACCCAAGCGTCCGACTGAGGTAGAAGTAAATGCTATCAAGGAGATGTTTGAAGCATCAGTTGATGGCGAGGCTTATGATGTTGAGCGTTTTGGACAGTATTATCGTCCATATGGTGTTGATGCTCCAGCGGGTTCCTCTACAACGTCTGACACTCCTGCGGCAGCACCAAAGCCAGCGCCGGCACCACAGGCCACTGAAACAGCAGCAGCACCTGAACCAGAGGCTGCTCCAGAACCTGCTCCAGTAGCAGAAGCGCCAGCAGGCGATAACGGTGGTAAGAGTGCGGAAGACATTCTTGCAATGATCCGTTCAAGGCAGAAGTCTTGATGACAAAGGGGGAGAGCGCAATGCTCTCCCCATTTTTCTATTATGAACAAACCTATTATACTAAGTTGGCCCAATGGTGGCATGGGAAACGCAATATATACATTATTGTGTTTATGCACTGAAGAAATTAGTGTAGGAAAATTCTATGAGCACTATCCACAGGATGGTACCCATTGGCATGATATAAGTAGAAGTATCAAAACCGATACTATAGTCAAGGTACATCCAGATGTACATCCCGAGGCTATTACAATTGGTAGTGAAAATTTTTATCTAATAAGAGAACTACATTGGGCAAAATTGGAAGGTTATCCTAGTATCAAAAATGCAGAACAGTTAGAACTATTGCACCTTTTTTTGAATGAATGGAAACCTACTATTACAAGACCCAACTTTGATATTGAAAGATTGTTTGCCAACAATGCACAAGAAATTGTAATAGATTTTATACAACAGTTGGGACTCACACCAAACAAAAATTTACAAACAATTCTTAATTTGATTGTAGAAAATAACAAAATGTACTATAATACTATACAGTACTTACAAGAAGTGACAGAGTTGGTTTTAAATAGAGTTAAAAAAGGTATATCTGTATTGTCTCCGCATCATCAGGCTTTGCTAATGACGATGGTCTACCATCAAACTTGCACGCCATTTAAACTGGTGTACAAGCCTTTTGCCAATACAAACGATATATGGAACAGCATGGAGAAAGTAAATGGCAAAGCCGTTTGACGTAAGCAAATTCCGTAAGGATATTACAAAAAGTATTGATGGACTCAGTGTTGGGTTTCATGATCCAACTGACTGGATCAGCACAGGTAACTATGCACTAAACTATCTTATCTCAGGTGACTTCCACAAGGGTGTACCAATGGGTAAGGTCACAGTGTTTGCTGGTGAAAGTGGCGCAGGTAAAAGTTACTTTGCTAGTGCGAACATTGTAAAGAACGCACAAGAGCAAGACATCTTTGTTGTGCTAATTGACAGTGAAAATGCACTGGACGAAGCATGGCTACATGCGCTAGGTGTTGATACAGACGAAAGCAAACTGCTAAAACTAAGCATGAGCATGATTGATGACGTCGCTA